TCCTGCTTTGAACTGTTCCCACTGTATGTGGTTCTTTATGGCCCAATCTCTTCCTTTGATTGCTGTAAGAATAGACTCAAGCATAAAGACTACATTCTCCATGTACTCTATTCTGGTGGCTATCTTAACAAGGTCTGGGTCAACATCCAGCTTCTCTGCCATTTCTGTCTTTAGGGGTTTGATACCCTGATACTGGTTCCAACCTTTTTCTTCGAGCTCTGCCTTGGTCATCTCTCCCCTGAAGTATCTGTTCTTAATCTCCCTCAGGGACTTGTAGTCATAGGATAGCTTTATGAGTTTACCCTTTGCCTGCATGAGCATTGACAGATACTTCTGGTGAAGGTTTGCTGTCCTTAGCGTTTCAAGAGTTAGGTCGTTTCTGTTGATGTTACAGTCAACAGCCCACTCTTCGTTGATTTGTTCTATATTCATAGACGTATGTTACACTGAAACCTATCAGTTGTCAACAAAGAAGTATGAATAGTGAAGTGTGATGCTTGACTTGGCGTATAGAACGTCCTGGGCTTGTGTAGAGAATCTTATCCCACCAAGAGATGAAGGAAAACAATCAACAAACTTGAACTTCTTTATGACCTCATTGTTCTTTCCTAGTAGGAACAATGTGGCGTCGGAATAGTTCCTTGGGAGGTCAGCAGAGTCCTTGAACCCCCTGCTTTGGTTCTCTCTAGTGTATTGTTCATAAGTCTCGGGAAACCCCAGGCCCTGCATCCATTTAAAACACTCCATCCAGTTTTCCAGCTTGGCGTCAACAGCAAACTCAACTGTTAAGGGCGAGAAGATGATTTTGTCTGTAGGTACTTGGACGTTAACCAAAGGGGTTGGTTGTTCTGTAGGAGGCAGAGAAATGTCTGGGAGAGTGACTTCCTGCGTAAAGAAGCTCACTAGGGGCATACGTTCTATCTGCAGAACAAAGCCGTTGGGGTTTAGGAAGTTTATATCTACGCTTGGGCAGGTTAGGTTGCTCATAGGGTATCCTTTCTAAGTATGTATAAGACAAGAAACCTCGGTGTTGCCACCGAGGTAGAAGACTAGTCTATGCTAGTTTTATTACTCCCCGCGCGGGGAGTATAGTGCATCACATGATATTATTCACGCGCACCTTCCTGTAATACACGTTGGCATCTGTAGTGAGAGCGCCAGTTACGTTTGCAGCACCTTGGCTGAATGGGTTTGCCACCATGCCATAACGTGTCTGGAAAGCGATCTTTGGCTGGAAGCTGTTAGGATCAACAGCTCTCATCATTTGCAGAGGAACGTAAGGAGCGTAGAACAGACCTGCGTCGGTGCTAGAAGCGCCCTTGTAACCCATCACAAAGAATTGTGGGTTAGCGCCGCCGTTAGCGGTGTATGGGTCGATGTACACTTTGTACTTGCCATTCAACACACCAGCGAAAGTGGTGGATGTGTCGTCAACAGTCAGACCGTTGTTTGCAGCTAGTGCAGGAGTGTAGTCAAGAACACCAGCCATTTGGAGAGCGGAAGCAACGTCTGCGGAGCAGATGATGAAGTTGCCGCGTCCACGACGGGTCAATTGACCGATCACGTTTGCTTCACGTTCGATCTGGAACATCAGACCCTTGAACTTTTCAACGGACCAACGACCGTTGGCGTCCACGTCGAGGTCAAACACACCAGCGGTAGCGGTAGTACCAGCTACGGCGCCAGGACGAGCAGTTCTGTAAACTGTACGAACAACTTCACGGTTGATTTCTGCGAGGATTTCAGCGGAGAGGATGTTGGACAGTTCTGCTTCTGCGTCGATGCCATGAATAGCTCTCATGTCCTGAGCAAGCTCAAGAGAGTATTCAGCCTTCAGCTTACGAGTCTTAGCTTCAACAGCTACTTTCTCGATGCTGAATGCCATCTGTGCGAAGTCAGGGTTAGCACCACCTGTGCCAAGAGCTTCGCCTTCTGGAGTGGTCATACCAGTACCGGAAGTGGATGTGCCAGCAAAGTCGAATGCGCCGCTGTGTGTACCAACACCAGAGAAGTCAGTGTCAGCTTCGTTGAAGAGAGCTTCAGGTCCGTTTTGGGCGCTGTAACGGCTCTTCATTGCGAAGATTAGGCCTGTAGGCTGGGTCATTGGCTGAACGCCACAGATGTCATAAGCGATAAGCTTAGGCATAGAACGACGTACCAGGGAGATCATCACTGGGTCGAACTTAGCTACACCGCCTGCGTCAGGGAAAGTACCCACGCTGTTTGCTGGTGCATCTTCGTTAAGGATTTGGGATGCCTTGGACATCTCGCGTTGCTGGTTCTCGAGAAGAACAGCAGTAACTTCCTTACGGTATTGGTCTTGAATGGAAGGAAGACCTTCGTGTTCAAGAACTGGTGCCCACTTTTTAACTAGGGCTTTGCGGTCGATTTGACTCATTTTGTTTTCCTTTTGGGTTGCTTAAAATTAACGAACCAGTGTAGAGATAGCTTGGACGTACTTCTTCATTTCTGCAGGTACTTCCTTCTCTTCTTGGATTGTTTCTTCTGTAAGGATGGAAGCAACTTCCTTCTTTACAGTCTTGTTGCTAAAGTAGTTCTCACGAATAGTCTGCATCTTGCCTGCAAACGATTCAACATCTTCAAATGCGATTTCTTCAGCCAATGCCTTCAGCTTCTCGGATTCAACATCGCTTAGTCCATCACAAGCGCTTTCGATGATGTCTGCCTTAGTGCCTTCGGTAAGGGCTTTGTTAAGCTCTACGTTCAGGGCAACAGCTTCATCTAGCTTGCTGGATAGGTCTGCAATCTTATCTTCCAGGGAGCCAACAACATCAAACTTCTCTTCTGGAACATCAATGTAATGTTGTTCGAAGAGACCTTTGAGACCGCCGACAAAGGATTCAAGAATATCGGATTTCATTCCGGACACAAGGGCTACTTCATTATTTTCAATCCACTGCTCAACCATAAGGGTGAGATATCCATCTACGTTTTCAACTAGCTCCTCAATTTTTGCTTCGATAGCCTCAGCTACCATAGCCTCGTTTTGGGCTTCAAGAGCCTCGGTAACACGAGCAACCTCAGCTTTGACTCTGCTGGTTACAGCAGCTTCAAAAATTGTTTCTGCCTTCTGGCGGAATTCTTCAGTCAGGCCGTCTTCTCCGTTGAACAGAGCAGCAACGTCTTCTGACATATCAATAGAGTCATCAGCGATGATTTCTTCGTCGGAAACTTCTTCATCTTCCTTCAGCTTGTCTGCGCTTTCAGGAGCAGTAGCACCTTGAGTAGCACGGTTTGGCTTCTTGGAAGTACCGCCTTCTGCTTCCTTCTGGTCAACCTTCATGTTCTTCTTGTTAGAAGGCTCATCAGAGCTGCTTTGACCACCGTCCAGCTTAGGCATGGATTCAGCGCTCACTGCGTCTTTAGTCACGCGGTTTTCTTCCACGGACTTCATCTTACGAGATTCTTCCAGCAAGCTCTGGATAGTTGCCTCAACAGTCATTTTTAGACTCCTTAATTTATACCGATTATTTATACAACTTTTGATTTCAAGTTTTACTTGATGGTTCTCAAAAATTCCCCAAACAGTCTGAGCTTTTGCTCTTGCAATGCCCTTGCGGACATTCTTCTTACTTGCTTTTGCATCTGTTCTGCCAAAGCCCAGTTTCCGGTGGCTGCATCAAACACCCACTCTTTACCTTCCATGATTCCTTCAACCCAGCAATCTATGCCGCTAGGGTCGCTAACCAAGTCAATTGTGTTTAGCTTGAAGTCGTCTTCGACAATCTTTACGCCCGTCTTTTCAGACACGCTTCCCATGCCTCTTGTGGAAACACCAAAGCTAACGCCTTCGTCGATGAGTCCCTTGGCAATTTTACCCATTGGGAGGGAAGTGAGAATCTTTGCGCGACCCATTACGTTGTTGCCTTCCCATACGAGCTTCTCAATGAGATGGGAAGCACGCTCTGGGTTTACGTTAGGATGAGGTGGATGGTTCAGTTCCCCGAGAGCTCTACGAGCTTCAATCATTGGCATGTAATCCCTGACGGCGTTCTCTAGAACCTTCTTGGGGTAGATCCTACCGTTCCTATTTTTAAGCTCAGCTTGAGCAAAACAACCTTCGATGTAATACTTCTTTTCGCCTTCTGTGGAGCCTTCCGTAAGTACAGAAACGGTGCTCTCAGTTAGCAATGAGTCGATGATGAACTTCATGTTCTGTTTCCTTAGACTACGGGTATGTCGCTACCTGTCTCTGCAGGTCTAATTCTGGTTAGGTAGCCAGACTCTTTTCTCAGTTTTACGATGAGTTGGGTGTTGGAACCCGATGTAGTGATTGTGATGTCCTCGGTGTTTAGAGTAGAATCAGCAACCCCTCCAAAGTTTTGTAGGTCAACCATTTCTGGCGCATTTGCTAGAAAGTCCCATAGTTCAACGCCGTCTCTAGACAAAGTGGCAGAACCGCCGCCTTTGCCTGCTACTTGCATAGCAAGGATGTTTACCTTAGGAGTTCCGGAGATAACTTCGTTTGCGCCAAGGAGATCAGTAGCCAAGGAGAAGGTTACTGAGCCAGCGGTGCCGTCTACCTTGATAACAGCTTCGGTGTTGGTTAGCTTTAGAATTCTTTTAGTTGCCATTTGATGCGCCTAGTATTTTATTGACACATGAAACAAAGGTTTCTGTGTTTTCTGTCATGAAAAGAAGGAAGTCCTTGTTTTCCCTGATCTCTTTCAGATTATTTAGTTGTTCAAAAGATTTGATGTCCAGCATCACTTTTGATCCGTCTCTTAGTATGAAGTCGATCTTTCCTGGGATATCCCTCTCTTCGTGTATCCTTGCAGTTAAGATAACACTGTCAGGGAAGAAAACCTTGTTCTCTACGAGGGAGTAGAACATATCAACGACAGATTCTGTTACTCTGTATCTGTCTGATTCCTGCAGAGCTACAACAATCTTTTCCTTGGATACTGAGGTATCCTCTTTGAGTAGGTCCTGTATCTCCTTGGATATCTTCAGCCCCTCAACATATTCTTTAGCTTCCTTGATTCCTTCGAATTCACCAACAAAGGTTTTTCCAGCCACGAGGCTACCATCGCTATCATCAAAGCGATAAACTACACCCCCGTCAAGGAAGCTAACTCTTGGCATATTACTCCTCAGTTACCTCGTCATCAGATACAAACATCCCCTTGGCGACAACTGTTCTCATATCGTCTAGGGCGTCAAGGGCTTTACCTGACATAACAGTATTCAGGGCTTCCATGGAAGCGTCTGCATCTCCGTTTGCCATTGCAATCACCATATCTCTAATCTGATCTTTCATTTCCATAATGTTTCCTTATTGAAGAGCTAGGAAGTCTGTCTTTGTTAGTGCCTTCTCGACGGTGGCTTCCTTTGCCAACACCGTCGAGTTTTCAATTTCTGCGAGCGTGAGTGAAGGAGCACCACCGCCAGCAAAGAATGCCTGGGCTTGTACTGGCACCGTGTATTGAACACTTACGTTAAAGGCGCCAAGAGTTTGAACTACAGGAGTTCCACCACCATCAACAAATAGGTTGCCGGTGATTATCAATGTATGGTTTCCTTCAAAGGGCCTAACTCTCCAACCATTGGAGAGAAAGAAATAGGATGCCACCAACAAACCGCCACCAATGGGGTCACCACCCACAACCCTGAACGCCGGCAGGAACTGTGAGTTATTTATTGCCCAGTCTTTCCATCTGGAATAGAGCTCCTGGGCAGATATAGAAACCACACCAGGATCTAGTATGATTCTCAAGTTTGTTGGGTCGAAGGAAACGCTCATTGGTTATGCGTTCGCGTAGTTTCTTTCCAGAGGAGCAACCAAGCTAATGTTCTGACCAGTAGCTCTAGTAATTGTAGCCTGTGTTGAAACGTATTGGCCTGTAGTCAACCCAATAGCAACCACAGTAACCGCTGCGTCCGTACCAGAGGTTCTTCCACCTTGAACGTTGCTGTCATAGTTGAAGCTGAAGTTGATTGAACCACCAGTGATGTTTCCTGAGATTGGGTTACCTAGAGAGTCGTTTACTAGAACAGCGCCCGCTTCGCCAAAGTCATTACCTGCGCCAGGCAATGTGGTGAAGTACATTCTGTAGATAGCAGATCCGTCGTTAACCAAGTTTTGGTTGAATGTGATAGTTCCCGCAGCAACGAATGGGAAGTTTCTTGCTACGTTGTTCTGGTCAGTGAACGTAATCCTGTTGGTGTCGTTGCTGTTGAAGTTGTCAATGTAGACGCCCTGGGATGTGATAAGAGTATCACCAACGAATCTAAGGAGAGCATCTGCTGTCTTACCAGTAATGGTTCCTGCGCCTTGGTCGATGTCGCCTGTAGATCTAAGGAGTTGTTGTACCTTGGTGTAAATCTGTTCTGCTGTCTTACCATCACCGTCGATGATGACTCTGAACGGGTAGTTGATACCACCAATGCTTCTGAGTTGATCAACACCGAAGAACGTTACGTCAATGTTTCCGTAGGTTGCTGGGTCGGCGGCAATGCCTGCGTCGTCTGTAAGAACCTTAAGGTCAGTACCGTTAGCCAGAGGGAAACGATAAACAATGGTTGTCATCTGCGACACACCAATGTCAGTCAAGTTTGCTGCGGCGTAGGTCTTTTGTTGTTCCCTGGCGAAGATTCTGAAGAATCCTCTACGGTCAAAGTTTCCGTTGGCTGCATCACCGAAGATTTGAACAGCTTCGTTTACTGCACCTGGGAAGGCAAAGTCTACTGGTGCACCCAGTGCTTCTTGCTGGAAGTAAGGCTGGTCGAGAGCGCCCAGGTTACCTAGGGATATGATACCGGCGTATTGTCTTAGAACCGTACCTAGGGCGTTTCTCTCAGTCCATCCAGCCGTTCTGATGGCTTTTCTAGTTGTGTCGTTTGCTGGCGCCCAGCCGTTGATAAATTCAAACTGTTCAGGCGTAATGGCTTCCATTGGGAATGGGAAGCGAATATACGTTGAGTTGTTCTTCCAAAGAATCTTTAGAGCAGAATACAGAGCCTGTCCTGTTGCTCCAGAGGATGTCAGGGTAAGGTCGCCTTGACCGGGAACAAGGGCAATGGTCCTGGCTGTGGTGTCGATAATCATCTCGTCACCAGGAGTTGACGCCAAGTCGCTGTTTCCGGCTAGGAGGAAGGAGGGGTCTGTTATAAGGCTCATTTCGTTATCCTTTTATTGTATTTATGAGTTCTCAAAAACCCTGTCAACGTTTTGTTGAACCGTGAAGGTTTGGGGCTGTGACGAATAAGTTAGGAACTGCTTCAGGGGCTGGAAACCGTTCGCAAAGACGATGAAGTAACCTTGTTGACCTGTGTTATTGTGTGACGTAGAGAACGAAGCGCTGCTTGTTTCTACGCCTGCAAGCTCTATGGACGTCTCTGGGTCTGTTCCTACGTAGAATCGAACCTCAGACCCAGGTCTCAAGTTTTCCACTGTTAGCGGTATGCCGGGAAGTGGGTATTGTGTGGCTTTGGAAACTGCATCTGTTGTTCCGTCTATCCTGATATAGGAGAGAGAGTTGGACGAGTTTGCCACAGTCACAGTAGCTCTCACTCTTAGTTTGAAACCAACAGATGGATCTATAGGTCCTATACCGAAAAGGTTAGCACCTGTAAGAGG